CCGCATGCGCCTGACCACCGCCGAGATGTACGAGAAGATCGGGCGCCCTGATCCAGCCCAACTGCCACGCTTCACTGTCGTACCCATGGGCAAGAACACGTTCGACGTCATCGACCGCGCCAGCGGCGTTTCGCGAGGCGCGCGCTCTGGTCATGACAACGCCTGCAGCTACGCACAACAGCTTGAGAGCACTGCGGACTTTATGTGCTCAGCACGTGCGACAGGCTGGCACTTCTTCAGCTTACTGCTGCGCTGGAGCATCGTTACAGCCTGCGTGCTGGGAGCATTCATGTTCTACGGGGCCCGGCAATGATCGGCGCCCCAGTACCAGGTTTCAGGTTCAGCGAGCAATGTAGCGCATCAGCAACAAAGTGCGCCAGCGCCGACGCCAGGTGTGGCCGGACCTGGCACCGGAAGCCGGAGCAGCACATGGCAGCAACACAACAGGAACGCGACCAGGGCACGGCGACCAAGCGCAAGGCCCTAGGGGAAGTCGAATTGCGGCACACAGTTCGACCGGGCATCGAGGAGATGCTGACGGAACTGCAGGCCTGGCACGGGATCAAGGAGCGCAGCGAGGCTGTGCAGAACCTCATCCTGAATGCGCGGCCCGATGAACTCGACGAGGTAGCTGAATTCGAGTTCGCCGCCGGCAAATCCGGCAGGGTCCGCCACTACATCAGGCCCGGTCCACGCCAGCGGCTCGCTGACTTGTCTGGAGACACGCCGGAGAAGCACACCGTCGAACGGCTGATCATTGCCGCGCACCGCCATGGACCTAACGGATCGGCGCCATACCTAAAGACTATGCGCCACGAAATAATCGTTAGCGAAGCCGTGGCGCAAAAAATCAGGAGGGCCGGGATTCGCGAAGCGCACATCCTAACCCTGGAAGAAGAAAGCGATTAACCCTGATCTGGCAGCCTGGCTGGGCGATCTTTAACGCTTGGGTATCACAGCATTTTTGACACGCTCAACTGTTGCAAGGTCGTCTGGATCAGCCACGACAACGAACAAGTAACTGTAATCATTGAGCTTCCCTGGAACAGATCGGTCGGCAAGCGGCGCCATCCTGGGCCAGGTGAACACCTCGACGCCCGAGGCATCGTCTGGCGATGCTACCAGCAGCACGCTGTGGTAGCTCTTCAGATCGACGTCGCCGATCTCAGCCTCTGTGATGTATCGACTTGCCATAACAGCTCCCTGTACCCAGCCCCATGCCGGTCACCCGTAATACCCCATCCAACCCCAAATTGCCACCATGCTGAATCCTCGGCAGGCCGGCGCTCACCCTGGAGATACCCATGACCCAAGCAACCCAGAAGACCGTAGCTGCTGCCGACCTCCCTGCTCGCGGCCAACCGCTTGCCGGCGGGAAGTTCGTTACCCGCTACTGGCTCGGCGATCAGGAGCGCGCCCTGGTGCTGCTCGACAACGAGCTTTCCGGTGAATATGGCGAGTATGGCCAGGACATTCCTGGCGCAACCTCCTACGCCGACGGCGAGGCCAATACCCGCGCCATGGCCGAGGCCGGCAGCACGATCGCCAAGCAGGCGCTTGAGCTGGATGCGTTTATCCCATCGTGCCTTGAGGGCCAACTGCTGATGGCAGCCAAGGCAGAAGGCCTGGTTGAACTGCGTGAAGATCGCTGGCACTGGCTGAGCTCGCAGTACTCAGCCCACTTCGCCTACTGCATGGACTTTGAGTTTGGCTGGCTCGACTACTGCGTCGAGACCAGCGAGCGTCGCGCGCGCCCCGTCCGCAGCCTCATCATCCAGTAATTCACACCTTCAATGCTTTTTCTCGCAGGCGATTCCGGGTTCGTCAGGATGGCGATCAGACCAGAAACTTGCCGGGCAGTGCCGGCCGCCTGCAACCTATTACCCGCAGGAGAACTCCATGCACCAAGTCAGCATCAATGTTGACGCCAGTTTGGCGTCCAAGATCATCCAGCGTGAACTGGAACGTTTGCTTGTGCCAGAGCTGCCCGGCACGCCGCCCAGCAATGCCCCGGCAATCGGCCAGCCCTGGCCCGGCGAAGGTGGCGTGAATGGAGGCCTGTTCCCAGGCAACGGAAAGCCCTACTACCTAATCGTGCCAACCGGCGCCGATGCCGAAGCGAAGCACGCGTTCGGCGGATACGGCGAGGAGCTCGAAGGAGCGAACAGTCCGCACGACGGAATGACCAACACCGCAGATCTGATTGAAAACGACGTCAACTACCCTGCTGCTCAGTTCTGCTCGGCATTCGAACGCGAAGGCCACAGCGACTTCTACCTGATGTCGCAGCGCGAGGCGCAGTTTCTGGAGATCACCGTACCGGAGGTGTTCAGTAAGGACTACCACTGGACCAGCACGCAGTACTCAGCCTACAACGCCTACCACATGGACTTTGAGTATGGCTGGCTCTTCACCAGCGACAAGGACGACGAGCGTCTCGCTCGCCCCGTCCGCAGAAAGTACTTCTGATAATTCAGTTATTCATTCCTGGGCGCCTCGGCGCCCTCGCTTTTAGGAGGTCAGGATGGCCATTCACACGGAGCTTGAGATTCACAAAACCGCCGAGGAACTCCTCGGCATGGCGCTAGACCTGGTGCGAAATATTCCCCGCGACCTCAAGAATGTCGTAGGCGCAAAGATCAGGGACGAGTGCCTTCAAGCTCTTGTGCTGATCGGTCGGGCCAACATGTCGCGAGACAAGCTGCCCCACCTGAATAGCCTTCTCGAAAGCATCTGGATTCTCAACTACTTGCTTCGTGCACTGACGAACAAGGGAATGAGCAGCCACGGGCAACACGCCAAGGCTATGAAGCTGACGGCCTCTGTTGGCCGCCAGGCGAATGCCTGGAAAAAACACGCAACCGCGCCCGCTGCTTGAGGGTCACGGCCCTCATGCCTGAGCGCTAAATCTGGTCGTGCCGCTGACCTTCTGGTCACCGCCATGCGCATCAATGGATACCGCCGGTCTAAAGCGTCCGTGTAGGTCCAGCGCAGTTTCCGGGATGAGCAATCGCCCCGGCGATGTAGATAGCACGGCAGGTCGCAGTACTCAGCCAACAACGCCTACAACATGGACTTTGAGAATGGCTGGCTCAACAACAACGACAAGAACAACGAGCGTCTCGCGCGCCCCGTCCGCAGATTTGAGTGTTGCACCCTTCCAGTTCGAGGATCTCGTACAGGCCTACTACGACTGTCGTCAGCGCAAGCGGAACACCGCCAGCGCCCTACGGTACGAGCAGGACATGGAGATCAACCTTCTGGATCTGCACGACGACCTGATAGCCGGCACTTACCGGCCAGGCCGATCCATTTGCTTTGTGGTCACAAGGCCAAAGGCCCGCGAAGTTTGGGCTGCCGAGTTCCGGGACCGCATCGTTCACCATCTGCTGTACAACCACATCGGTGCACGGATCGAAAGCAGCTTTATAGCGGACACCTGCGCCTGTATCCCCGGTCGCGGCACGCTGTACGCCGCCACCCGGCTTGAGGCGAAGATCCGCAGCGCCACGCAGAACTGGTCGAGGCCCTGCTTCTACCTGAAGTGCGACCTTGCCAACTTCTTCGTCGCGATCGACAAGCGCGTGCTGGCCCAGCAGTTGGGCGCCAGGATCAGCGAACCCTGGTGGCTGGCCCTGGCCCAGCAGGTGCTGATGCACGACCCTCGCACCGATTACGAAACCCGGAGCCCGCGCCACTTGTTCGCCCGGGTGCCGCAACACAAGCGGCTTACCTCGCAGCCGGCGCACCTGGGCCTGCCCATCGGAAATCTGTCGTCGCAGTTCTTCGCGAACATCTACCTGGACGCGCTGGACCAGTTCGCGAAACACACGCTCAAGGCCCGGCACTACATCCGCTACGTCGACGACTTCATTTTTCTGCACGAGTCGCCGCAGCAGTTGAATCAATGGCTGGCCCAGGTCGAAGCGTTCCTACCCGGCCTAGGCGCACGGCTGAACCCGTCGAAAACGATCCTGCAGCCAGTTGACCGCGGCGTCGACTTCGTCGGGCACGTCATCAAGCCCTGGCGCCGAACCACTCGCAAGAGGTCGCTGGCCCAGGCCCTGAAGCGCACCGCCGCAGCCCCGGCCGAGGATCTGCGCGAGACGGCCAACAGCTATTTCGGCCTCCTGGGCCAAGCCAGTCACAGCGCGAGGGGCCGGGAGAGTCTGGCCCGGGTCGTCCTGCTACGCGGCAATAGCGTCAACGCCGCGCTGACCAAGACCTACCGCAAGAAATAACCCTACCCCGCTGCGCATCCGGTAACCGGAGGGCGGCGCCTGACTGGAGATAATCGATGGACAAAAACACCAAGATCCTGATCACGGAGATCCCGGGTGAGTGGACCCAGCGCCAGCGTAACGGCAGCCTCAACGTGTGGAACGGGGCGGATCATCACAGATTTCACCGTACCACTACTGACCTGCCTGAAGTCAGCCTGCGGCCCCCGGAAAACGGCCTGTACGCCGAGCGAATCGATGGCGCCTGGTACTGGGTTTCTGGCTGCAACAAGTGCAACGGCACAACGGGAAAGTGGAGCTACACCGTCTGCGACAAGCACGACGCCTGCCACCACTGCGGAACCCATCGATCGAAGCTAACCGAGATACCCTGGGGGCACACCGAAGGTTTCACCTGCAAACCTTGCCAGGCTCGAATAGACGCTGCAGCCAAGGCTGAAGCGCTGGCAAAGTTCGCAGAGGCAGAGTTCGACACAACGGACTTTGAGTATCAGGGCGAGTGCAAATGCCCGCACTGCGCGACTGCCATCCACCTGGAGTCGGAAGACCACAAGGACCAGAATATGGAGTGCGACGTGTGCGGAGGCCATTTCGAGCTGACCCTGAATTATGAGGTCACCTACAGCACCGACGTCATCGGTGAGCGCGTCACGGCCTGATCACGGAGCACCCATGACCAAGTTCTACTACCAGATCAGAGGCCGGCGCCCGGCCAAGAACGAGTACGGCGAAGACGAATGGGCCTGGCCGCCGGTGTTCAGCGGGATGGTCGAGGCTGAAGATCGCAAGGGCGCCCGGGCCAGCGTGGAACAGGAGTACGAGCGGAAATTCCCCATGGCCGTGATGCGCAAGGACATGGCCAAGCACGACTACCTCCTGCACATCCAAGAGATTGGCGAGCACGACACCTACCTGCTGGGGCGGTTCGAGGACCGGGCCTGCAAGGAGTGCGGCACGGTGTTCAAGCTGATCGACAAGTACAACGACCCATACACGGAGACGAAGAGCCACGACTACTGCACCGAGGCGTGCCAAAAGGCTGCTGTCGGCCGCGATCTGTCGGAGTTCCGCCTGGCGAGCGAAGGCCGGTCACCGCCGGTGATCTACCAGGTGCGGCAAAAGTCCACCGGCCGGGTCTACGTTGGCCAGACCACCCAACCGTTCACGCTGCGCTGGTGGCAGCACCTGAGCAAGCCCAGCGAATGCAAGTTCCACACGGAACTGCGCACCAGCGAAATCACAGACTGGGAGTTCTCTGTGCTTGAGGTGATCACCTATCCAAACGAGTGCAAGGACCGGGCGGCACACATCACCCAGCGAGAGGCGTACTGGGTGGACACGCTGTCGGCGGTGGATACCGGGTTCAACACCGTTCGACCATCAGCGGCGACGGCACATGCCGCCCAGGCGGTGCTGCTATGAGTGGCGATTTGAAGAAAACCTACCTGTCCAACTCAAGCCGATAGCCAGCGCCAACCCCAAAGCGGAAAAGCACCTCCTCGGGAGTATGGATCGAGAAGAACACCCAGTGCCCTGATCCATCTGATTTTGGTTCATTGTCAGCAATGTATCGGGACACCTCGCTCTCAGATATTCCGAGAGCCTCCGACAGTTCTGTCTGGGTCATCTTCCGCAGTTCGCTCACAGCCCTGCCCCTCCCCGGCTCCATGCCGGCCATCAATCAATAGCCCACTTCCACGAATCACGCCACTGGCGAGGATCACCAATGTCCATCACCTACGGAAGCGTCTGCAGCGGAATTGAAGCTGCGACGTTCGCTTGGCACTTGCTTGTCTGAACTCCGACAAATCCCACACCCCACTTCAACGAATCACGCCACCCCGGCGAGGGAGGCGTATGCCCTGGAGATCACCATGAAAGCAGTGATTTACGCAGGCCTGCGTAACGGCCAGCGCGACCAAGCAATTCACGCCGCCCTGATGAGCAAGCACGTCAAGAAGGTGGCTGAGGAGTTCAAGCTCGCCCCGAATACCATCCGTGCCGCCGCAAAACGGATCGAGAACGTCACCGTCTTCGATCTGACCCTCATGGGGGGGGTAAGCCGATCCCTGTCGGTAAGGTTGCCGCCGACTGCTTCAACAAGGCAGCCCTGGGAGCCTACCGAAACTATCGCGGGACCTTCCAAAACCTCGACCTGCCCTGCTGGGTGATCACCGATGGCTCGCAGAAGATCGAGGTCATCGAGCTTCGCAAGATCGACTCTGGCGAATCAGCGGCATAAGCCACCCACCCCTTCAAAACATCTTCAAGCCACACTTGGCGAGGACCACCCATGTCTGCATTTCAGAAAAAGAACCCCTTGGACTTCAAAACCCAGTTCAGCCTGGCCTTGAACCAGCAAGACGACGAACTGGTGGTCGACTTCTTCTGCGGTGGCGGCGGCGCCGGTACCGGCTTGGAAATGGGGCTTGGCCGGAAGGTCAACGTGGCCAAGAATCACAGCCCGGCGGCTATCAGCATGCATACCGCCAACCACCCGCACGCCCGCCACTTCACCACGGACGTGTTCGAGGGCGACCCTGACGAGGAATGCCAGGGCAGGTCGGTGGGCTGGTTCCACATGAGCCCAGACTGCACGCATCACAGCCAGGCGGCCGGTGGCCAGCCGCGCAAGCGCGAGATTCGTAACCTGTCGTGGATCGGCATGAAGTGGGCCGGCAAGAAACGGCCCCGTGTGATCAGTCTCGAAAACGTGAAGCAGATCCTGCAGTGGGGACCTCTGATAGCCAAGCGAGACAAAGCCACCGGCCGGGTGATGAAGTTGGACGGTACAGTAGCGGCAATCGGCGAGCGCGTGCCGGTGCAACAGCAGTTCCTGGTGCCTGATCCGAAAAGGCGCGGCATCACCTGGCGCCGGTTCGTGCAACTGCTCGAAGGCATGGGCTACCAGGTGGAGTGGCGAGTCATCAAGGCATGCTACTTTGGTGCCCCAACCAGCCGAGAACGCCTGTTCATGATCGCCCGGTGCGATGGACAGTCAATCGTGTGGCCGGAGCCAACCCACGCCAAGAAACCCGCCAAGGGCCAGCAGAAGTGGAAAACCGCCGCTGACTGCATCGACTTCAGCGACCTGGGCAAAAGCATATTCGGCCGCAAGAAGGACTTGGCCCCGGCCACCATGCGCCGCGTTGCAAAAGGCATGAAGAAGTTCGTTATCGACAATCCGTCGCCTTTCATTGTCCCAATCGCCAACTGGTCAGGAGAAACGGTGCAGTCGGCCTGCGATCCGCTGCGCACCATCACATCATACCCGAAGGGCGGCGCCTTCTCCGTGGTCAGCCCGGTGATCGCGCCGGCCACGCACCAGGGCAGCGACCGAATCAATGACCCGCTCGACCCTCTGCCGACAGTGACCTGCGCGAACCGCGGCGAGCTTACGCTGATCAGCCCATTGATGGTTGGGGCTGGTGGCCCGGAGTACTCCGGCAAGCCGGTGGGCATGGACCAGCCGGTGGGCACGCTGATGACCCAGAACCACCGCGCGATAGCAGCGGCACACCTGGTGAAGTTCCGCTTCGATGACGCCGGCAAGGCG